TGTACATGTTACCACTAGCTTAGATTGAAAACCTAAAACTAGTTGGAGGACCTGTATTCGCCGAGAAGTTACAACTTCTTCTGGAAAATCCTGATATTATTGCTCATATTCGCGCTATCACTAGTGCGGTATTTGCTCCAATATCTCGTTAGAGAAAGATTGTATTCTTTCCTGATAAGGAACTAAAAGTACGGGTCGTAGCTGAATAGGACTATATGTCCCAAACAGTTTTGCGACCTTAGCACTCTTGGTCTTATCGGGTTTAGAAGAAAATCCCACAGGACTGTACATTTGACCAAGGGTCTTTTAAAACCAAGATAGAAAATTGGCCGGTATTCCACAGTGTAGACCTTTCGGCCTTCACTGATAGATTTCCGATCAAATTTGTATCAGAAGTTTTAAAGGGTGTTTTACCTAAATGGTACGTCGAGGCGTGGGAGTTTATAATGGTAGGTCTTCCATTCGATTCCGCAATTGGGTACATAACGTACGCAACTGGGACTCCAATGGGAGCTTACTCATCATGGGCCACCACGACTTTAGCCCATCATTTCGTCATGTTCCAGGCTTGCATGGATTGTAACACCCCTTGGGGTGAAGCAAAATATGTAATGCTAGGAGATGATGTAATGATAGGTGACGACCGTTTGGCTGAAGCATACCAAGCACGAATCAAATCCTTAGGGGTTGAAGTTTCCTCTGAAAAGACATTTTCGTCTAAGACGATTGGAGAATTCGCTAAGCGAATTTTCTATGCCTCTGAAGAAGTAACTCCATTCCCTATTTCCGGTCTATCATCTGTCGCAACGAGGTCTTACCTCTTAACGAACTATTTGATGGACGCTGAAACTAAGGGTTGGAAGAGTGTTAAAGGTACCCCTGCTGCCGTTTGTGATTTCTATGAACATTAGATGGGTTACCGATCCAAAAGGATAACGGAAATCCGCCTAATTAGTTCAATCTGCGAACTCATGATTAAAACCATGAGAGGAGCCCTTCTAGCTGAAGTTTCAGTAAATGAAATCTCCAGGTAGTTGGATCTCGAATTTTCACCGCCCTTAACTGCTGAAGAATCCAATGGATTATTAAGCAATTAGGCCGTTGAAAGTTTCGCAGAATCTAACCCGGAAAATGACAAGAAGCAAGGTAGGTCCCTAGGGGCCTTAGCCGAAGCTTGCTTGTTATTTTTAACGGGTTTGATAGAAACACGGCCGGCTGCCTAGGACCTAATCTATGCAATCCCTGTTCTAGGAGTCTACGGACTCATAGAAGAAGGATTCATGGATTAGAAAC